GCGCATGGCACAGGGTCATGGGCTACTATTGGCACAACAAAATTTATAACCTGCACTTGATCTTAAAAGAAAAGCAGATACCGCATCTGTTCTTCAATGCGTTCAATGCGTTTCAAGTGGAAAACGAAAAGGAATGGTTGGACTGGGAACACTGCTTCTTTAGACCATACCATCAAAATCTTTGCTATGTAAACTGGTGTCACGAACGAGGGTTTGAAGAGATTACTCCAGGGTGGCAGCACTACGATGCTGACGCACACCGTGCCTGGGCAGACACGCTGATTGACTATATGCACAACCATCCTCCTTATGATTCTTTATGTAAACGGTGATAGCCATGCTGCTGCGGCAGAATGTGTAAATCCACATGCCTGGGCCATCGACGATGGTTTTTTCTGGGGGCTAGGCAAGCAGCCACATCCGGACAATGAACGTGCTAGCTTTGGCTGTGAACTAGCAAACTGGTTGCATGCGGTGCTCTACCTTGATGCCCAAGCTGGCTGTTCAAACGCTCGCATCATGCGTACAACTAGGCAATGGATTCAAGACAATCCTGACGCTGCAAAAGACTGTTTCATGGTCTTACAATGGACTACCTGGGAACGTGAAGAGTGGTGGCACAACGGTGAAGATTACCAAGTCAATGCATCGGGCATTGACACCGTGCCTGAAGAACTACAACAACGGTACCGACAGTTTATTGTGGACGTAGACTGGACTCGCAGTAGACAACAAGCACACGAAGAAATTTGGGCATTCCATCAAGAGCTTGAGCAGCAAGGAATTCGGCACTTGATGTTCAACGGCAACAGCCATTTTGAAGGTATACCCACACAGTATGATTGGGGCACTAGTTACCTTAGTCCTTACGATGCAACAAAAACGTACGATTTTGTATTAAGAGATCGCGGGTTTAAAACTGTAAACCCCAGTAGCTGGCATTTTGGTCCAGATGCCCATTGCTTTTGGGGCGAATATCTGTTACAATACATCAAGACTAACCAATTGCTGAGACCTGATGAAATACCTACTTATTGACACTGCCAACATGTTTTTCCGTGCTCGGCACTCGGCGCATCGTGCTGCGGACACATGGACCAAACTGGGATTCGCACTGCATGTAACAATGATGAGCGTGAACAAAGTAGCACGCCGTTTTGGTGCAGACCATGTTGTATTCGGGCTCGAAGGTCGCAGCTGGCGCAAAGACTTCTACAAGCCCTACAAAGCACAACGAGCAGAAGCTCGCAAAGCCATGAGCGAAACAGAACAAGAAGAAGACACCCTGTTCTGGGAAGCCTATGATAACTTGACTAAATACTTGTCTACAAAAACCAATTGCAGTGTGATTCGGTGTGCTACAGCAGAAGCCGATGACGTTATTGCACGTTGGATCGCTTTACACCCCCAAGACGAACACATCATCATTAGCAGTGACACAGATTATGTCCAACTCATTGCCCCTAATGTAAAGCAATACAACGGCATCACAGACGAACTAATCACGCTGGAAGGTATTTTTGATGCCAAAGACAAGCCTATCATTGATAAGAAAACTAATGCACCAAAAGGCGGTGCGGATCCAGCCTGGTTACTATTTGAGAAGTGTATGCGTGGAGACACGTCAGACAACGTGTTCAGTGCATATCCAGGAGTTCGTGAAAAAGGCACAAAGAATAAGGTTGGTCTCCGTGAAGCGTTTGCCGATCGGGACAAAAAAGGTTACAACTGGAACAACATGATGCTACAGCGTTGGACTGATCACAATGGTGTTGAGCACCGAGTGCTGGACGACTATGAACGCAACCGCACACTGATTGACCTCACTGCACAACCTGCGGAAGTCAAGGCTGCTGTGGATGCTTGCATCCGCGAACAAATCAGTCACAAGGACGTTGGCATGGTCGGCGCACACTTCATGAAGTTCTGCGGCAAGTATGAGCTAAACAAGCTCAGCGAACAGGCCGAGCCTATCAGCCGTTGGCTTAACGAAACATACAAGGGAGTATTGAATGACACTAATAGCTAAACCTGTAGTTGACAAAGAATACTGGATCATCAAACAAAATGACCAGAAAGTTGGCAACATTCAAGCTGTCAATGATGGGTTTCAAGTAACCATCAACAACACCATTGCCAACTACAAAACGATCCCCATGCTGAGGAATCGCGTAGACATTGAGTTTGTACCAGCTGAACCCATTAGCAAACCCTCAGATCGCCAGGTCCACGGTTACGACACTGGTTGCCGAGTCTACAATCCAATCTGGGACGTCAAGCACAAGCTTCCACTGTTTACCAAAGAAGAAAAATCTAAATCGTGGTTTGCTGCCGGTTGGTACCTTGTGAAACAACATCGTACATGGAAGGCTGTACACAATCCCAAACTCATTGTGCTGGAACGCTATGCACATCGAGGACCATTTTATACCAAAGAGGAAGCTAACAATGACAAATCCGTTTCGTGATCAAGAGAAATTCATGCGGGCCTGCGATCAGTCCGTGAATGAATTCAACGAACAACAATACAAACTATACCTTGACCTCATGGAAGAGGAGTGGAAGGAGCTCAAAGCAGCCTTGGTCATGAACGACCCGGTTGAGCAGCTAGATGCACTGCTGGACTTTATTGTTGTTACTATTGGTGCAATTCATTCAGCAGGCTTTGACGGCGAAGGCGGCTGGAAAGAAGTTATGAGTACCAACTTCAACAAGATTGACAAACAAACAGGCAAGGTTCGCAAGCGTGAAGATGGCAAAGTACTCAAGCCTCAAGGCTGGGTAGCACCAGATCTATCCAAGTTTCTCAAGCGGGGCGATCCATTCAACAAGTTTAGTTGATATGAGCACACAAGTCATTACCGCATTTGATCAAGACCCAGAATATGAAAAAATTATAATTGTAAATCGTAGCAATTTTACAATTGAAGACTGGGTTGCGACTCTCAGTGTTGAAGAGCAACAAGAGTGGCGGCGGCAGCACGACATTCATGAAAAAACTGTGTATGCCGCAGTTGAAGCAGGAGATGCCGAAGTAGTAAATCGCCATTCGATGAACAGTGCAGTAAAATGGAAAAGTCAAGAAATACATCTCAAGTGGATGAACACTATTTCGGCCGAAGACAATCAGAGCTATCACAGCTTCTGGGATAGATACCATGCCGCCATGGCGGAAAGAAATCAACAATGAGTTTACATATCAACAAGTTTATTGACCTAATCAAAGCACAAGAAAGTCGCGGCGGGCGGGATGTGTCAATGAGTCTCAAGGATGCAAAAGATTTACACAGTGATATTACCAAGTTACTGCTGGTTGTTGAGACTTTACGTGAGCGGCAGTCTGCACCACAAGACGAAGTAATCAAAGTTGAAATTGACGGCGGGTCATTTAAATCTACGCAGATTTCTAGCTAAATAAAACTAGGAGTTTAATGATGAGTAGACCCAAACCAAGTGTGTTGATTGAACACACTAATAAGCAAACATACAAAACTGAACAGGTGCTGGCGTCAGAAGGAGTGTGGGCTGTTTTCTTTGATAACAAACCTATCAACCTCAAAACGTCCAATCTGCTTACCCAGTACCCCGGACCCAAGTACAAAAAGGTTTCGTTTTCTAACCCAGGCCATGCAATTAACCTGGCTCGCAAGCTAAACACACAGTTCAAGACCGATAAATTTACTGTGGTACTGCTGACCCAGGGTGCTAGAGTGTACCCCAATGATCAGTAAAGAAACTATTACTCGTGCAGTTTTAGAACTTTGTCACGGTAAGCACAAGCCCAGTCTCGAAGATGCTTTGAAGGAATGGTGGAAGAATCCTCGAGAAGATGCAGGCCTTCGATTAACAGCCGAAGGCTTTTTTATTTTCAATCTTGCTGAGATACAGCACTATAAGTTTCAGTTGCCACCTGGCATACATGCCCGTGCTAGAACACTGTTGACTTTGGATCGCAAAATGACCTGCCCTTATTATCTCACACAAGGCAAAGCACCAGAGATCTACATATATGGAGGCAAAGAGGCCAGCTTGTTTGCTCTGTATGGAGACGTGGAAAAGTTCTTAAAGGGCATTGCTCGGTAGTAATCTGTCTGCCAACGCCCTGGCTTGTGCAACAAAAGCAGTTTCCATGCTAGCAGGTAGTTGCCACAACAACCTAATCATATTTCGTTCTAATCGTTGACGATAA